ATAACATAAAGGCTCAAGAAAAAACCTCCAAGCCTGTCCAATTCTATCTCTCTTCTTGCCATACATCTCGGCTCTTAGATCAACACTACGATGTTTAGCAACATGCTTCATCCAAGCATATATAGGTTTGCCATACCACTTCTTGCGTATTTTAAGTAATGGTTTAAAGATAGCATGATAGCCTTTCTCCATCTCTGGCTTATCTTTGTAATTCATTTCAGCGTATTTAAGCCATATAGCATTACGATATGCACCAAATCCATAGTCATCATTCATAGCAGTACATACAATCTTGCTACCACCTAATATAGAACCCCAAGCATCACTTTGACCTTTTGATTTTTTTGCAGCTTCTAGTGCTTGTAAATCTCTCCACGCAGTTGAGGCTTCACTAACACCTAGCATATTTGCTTCTGTATTAGGAGTAGGCATAACTTTCATATTGTTTGCTATACCACCTAAATCTGACATCATACCAACAGCACCATATTGTCTACCCAGAGTAGAATCAAGAAGTTGTTGAGATTCTAAAAAGGCTTGATTTTGTAATCCTAGATCCCTTTGGTTTATAGCATCTTGTTCTGTTCTTGCACCCATATATCTACCAGTTGAAGATGCACCAGTAGCCTGTTCTCTTGCTAATCTTTGTTGTTGAGCCTGTGCATCGCCCTCAGTATACATACCTCTCATCTGGTCGAATCTTTGTTGTTGGGCATCTTGCCAGCCACCACCTGCCATAGCATCTGCTTGTTCACCAAACACGCCTTGTCTTTTAATCATAGAATCGTAAATAGCTTGATTCTCTGGTGATAAAGCAGTAGTAATCATGTTCTTATCTCTATCCCAACGAACAGTACCACCTACACCAGTTACATCTGGGGTTGATCTTTCCCAAACTAACCTGTCTAATTCTTTTTGATATTCAAAATCTTCTTCTGCAAATGATGATCCTCTACGACCACCGCCACCAAAGCCACCTGGAAATTGAAAACCACCCCCAGGTTTACTAGTTTGACCTCTATTCATTCCTTCTTGTCTAAACCTAAAATCTGCTTCGTAATTATTTAATGGGTAGCTATTTGACCTGGATTGATTACTTCTTTGGGCAGATGTTAATGCCCCTGTTGGTTTCTTATAACCTGTAGTTTTGTCGCTGCCAAATCTACCGCCACCAATTCCACCTTTGTCTGTACTTGCCATTCCTATCTCCTAATTAATATAAATTATTCTTGCCCTTCAATCAAAGGGGTTTCCCACCTACAGGTATCTTCGTTAAACACGCAAGAAGGGTGAGGCTTAACTGGAATAAAAGCATCTTTAACTGCATCATAAGTATCCCCAGTATATGCGTAATTCTTTCTAAAACTACTGTTATATGAAGTCTGTATCCAAGTACCACCTAATAGGTCAGTACAGAATTGAATACCAGTAGCTTCTGATTCATTACCTAGGTCATCAAGAATATCTTCGTTATTTACAACAATTACTTGAGTCACTAGGTTGTTTTCTATTTGTGCAAAATGTGCCATACTATCCTATTGATATTTATATCTAATAATTACAACGCCAGAACCACCATTATATTGCTGAACACCATAGTTAGTGCCACCACCACCACCTGTATTAGCAGTACCGTGTTGGTTATCGCCACCACCGCCATATGCTGACCCTGTCCATCCAGTTCCCGGATGGTGCGCCCCACCACCAGCAAGTCCAACGGAAGCTCCTGTTATGGCTGAATAAAATCCAGCACCTGTGGATGAACTAGCACCACCACCACTACCATTACCATTACCACCCGTACTACCACCTCTACCAGCAGTACCTTGACCAGAAGTTCCTGCGCCACCTGCACTACTTAGATAACCACCGCCACCACCAGAACCACCTGACTGTCCATTATTACCTCTAGTGCCTCCATAACCACCCCTAGTAGATGTTATACCTAGAGCAGAAGAATTAGAATATGCACCACCAACGGTTATTGTGTAACTTTGTGCAGATACAGAGTAGGCTGACTCAACTGCGGAGTTTCCTCCTGAAATACTACCACTTCCATATGATGTACGATAGCCTCCAGCACCTCCACCACCCGTACCCGACCAGCCTCCAGCACCTGAACTGTAACCACCACCTGCGACTACCAAATAGTCAACAGAATTAGAACCTGCAGCGTTCCCTGCGCTTGTAACTTGAAATGTTCCTGAACCTGTAAATCTATGAACTTTATAATCACCATCCGTTGTTATAGTACCACCCGTGGCAGTAATGAATAAAGCGTGTGTCCATATTAATGAACCATTAAAATATACGTTTGCCATACTAGTGCCATTAAAATTAACCTGCTTGTCATCAGCTAGTACACTACCATTGAGGTATATGTCACCCATATTATGTAGTAACTATGTACAAATTACCACCTGAAGTATAAATCTTAGCGTGTCCATAGACAGTCTGACTAGCTCTGAGAGCAGCGTGAGCTGTTACATCTGCTTCAACAAATGCTGTACTAGCTGCTTGTGTTGTATTTGTACCAGCAGTAGCAGTAGGTATAGTAGGTATTCCAGTTACAGTAAGTGTTCCTGCTACTGTAGCATTGTTCATAGCAAAATCTTCTCCTGCATCACCATTAATGTCTGTTTTAGAATTAACTGCTGTTCTTACTGTTGTAAATTCAGTATTAAAGTCTGAGCCAGATATTACTTTCGCAGCATCACTATCCGAAAGTCCATCCTTGCCAGACCAATTAACTGCTAAAGTATAATTACTCATCGTATTTTCCCCTGTAAAGATATTAAAGATAAATCTTGAATTGAAGTATCGAATCCATTAGATACAATACTCATGTTTAATTTTAAATTTTTTGCACTACCTGTTAAAGCTGTTTGATATTCTTCTAACCCAAATACTGGTGTGTAAGTAATTCCTGCTTTACCATACAAAGATGTACTAGCACCCCATAAAGCTGTTGCACCAGTTGTAACAGGATTTAAACTAATTTGCGTTGTAGTAGATGAATTAATACTAAAATCTTTATACCACCTTAATCCCAATACTGCTCCAGAGCCACCTTCTAAAACTAATATCATCTTTTTTAATATAGAAGCTGTAAAGGATTCTCCCATTGGTATCCATACAGAAGATACATCAGCAGTAATTGCAGCATTAGTATAAGAAGCAGCTGAAGAAACCCAAGCCAAATCTGTATCAAAATAACTTTCATACCCAGCAATACTCCCATCCTTTTGACCAACTAATAAACCAGAATAGAGTTCTGTATTAATCATACTAGCAGGTTCTCTATCATTATTAAAAGTCCAAGTAGTTATTCTTGGTGTTCCTTCTGGTGTTGTGTGTTTAAAATCAAAAACATAATTAATGTTTAAGGCTACAAAAGACATAATATAAATACCTTCACTTTCAACATAAACAGATTTAACATTATTGCTATTACCTATATTTCTAATAATTGTATCTTTTATATTTACGGTTAAATCTGTTAAAGGTAATTTATCTTTTTCTGCTGTTCTTATTAATGATCTAAGACCAGTAGAAGATAAAAATACTAAATCATCACCAATAGCCTGGACACTATCTCGTGATACACATCCAATACCACTTATTACTTCATTTAAAACAAGATTACCTACAACAGTTGGACTGTCGTATATAGCAATATTATTTTTACCAAATATAACAAGTTGTCCATAAAAAGGTGCAATTGCAACAACTTCATCAGTACCCCATACTTTACTAAGGTCTAATAAACCAGTATCACCACCTGTCCAATCATCACCATCTAATAAATTTGAATAATAAACAACATCTTTTGCTTCTGTTACGCCACCACACCAAATTCTTCCATAAAAACCCATGCCACAACTAGGATCAAATAAAGTTGCTATTGAGGCAGGATCAGTAGCATGAGCAGTCCACTTTACACCAGAACCTAAAGAGCCATCATATCTTTGAGGTATTACACCTGTATGAAAACAATGTAGTCTATTATTAAAATTTACAAATTGCCAGTCTGCGGTTGTACTACCTACTGTATGTTTAACATCAGCACCACTACTAGGAAAAGCAGCATTAGGTGAGGTAAAATCTATTGTGTATATACTTGTACCATGACTAGCAAATATCTTATTAGTACCTTGGTCGTTATGCTCTACCATTGAGCCAATAGCTACGCCAGTAGGTACTACTTTTTGTTTTAAACCTTTTCTAAAAGATATTCTTCCAGATTCTCTAAGAACTATATTATCAGCAGAAGTCAAATAAGAAGGATCTAATGTTGCAGGATTATTTTGAGTATTTAATCCGTTAACACCGAAGTTAGTTAATGTTTGATATGATAAAGGTTTAGACATTATCTGAAATTAGTTGAAGAATTAGAATATTGATGACTGTGGTTTTCATTTACAAACCAATCTGTTTCATATTGAGTATTACCACTATCCAATATAATAGCTTGTTTTAGAGCTTCTAAAGATTCAGCAGCCATTAAACTAGATTGTGTTCCACCATCTTCACCTCGTTCTGCAATTGCCATTGCCCAAGCACCTAAAATTACTGGTTGTGAAGGAACTTTTAATACTGTTGCTGCTAATGTTAATTCGTCTTGATGTTTCACAATATCAAAAGATAAAGTATGAGCAGCTGTAGGAACTGGTGATAAATCTACTTTTAAATTATTAGAAGCATCACTACCATTAAAACCATAGTACAGAGGCTCACCAGTATTGTCTGTAGGGTACTTTATTGAGTTAATGTACACTTTACTTACCTGGCTTAAATGCATCCCTGTATCGTTGTTTATGGCATCTATAATTTTAATTTCTTGACCAGAAGAAAGATTGTAATTTTTAGTGCCACTTACAGTAGATATATCAACTGTTTCTCTAAGATTCAGCCAATCATGTCTTTGTTCAACATATCGCTTAGAATCATTAACTAAAGCACCTATAACTTTATTATAAGCTGATACTGTACTTGAATCATTAATAGCACCCGACCAATCAGTCGAAATAGTGTCCTCTCTAAGTCTTATAAGAACTTGATTAATTAACTCTCTATATGTCATAAGCTATCCTTTAATTATTGTGCCCCAAACTGAGGCTTTACCTTTTACAATATCTATAACCTCTACTTGAAAATTTCCATTATCAAAAAAAGTTACAATTCCAAAAGCATGATTCCAATTATGTAATCTACCTTTAAGCCATGTGTTGTTTTCTGCCGAC